GGACTGACGGTTGCCATAGGCTACTATAGGCTCCCCACTAGCCCCACACGCCTAGCAATAAGTGTGCCAATGTTACCAATGGTATACTTCTTGCACGTTATGCAAGACCTATGCCAGCTCTGGGCCATGCAATAAGCGTGCCAATAGTTATCCACAGGTTATCCACAGGCTCCAAGCCATGCAAGAAGTGGGCCAATAGTTTCCAATGGGGTTACTTTTAGGGGCGGGGGAGGGGGGCAGCCATTGGTTATTATTAGTAGTACCACCCTAGGCACTAAAAAGGGCCATTTTGAACACTAAAGTGCACCAAAAAGAAGCATTTTAGTACACTAATAGGCACTAATTATTATGTAATTCTGTAGATCAACTTCTTGAATTCCATAGATTTTGTCAATGGTTGACTAAATGGTCAAATGGTGGGCTAATGGAAGACACAACAAGCATCGCACAGGTGCGGCTTAAGACAAATAGTTAGGGTTTCTACTAAAAAGTTCTTGACTTTTAACTAAAAATGTGCTATAATATACAGGTATACTAAGGAAGCATAAAGAGATTACTTTTAAGAAATTAATTAAAGTAATATTCTAAAGCTGCCTTAGGTATCTTAAAGTATCTCATAGCAATACTAGGAGGCAATACTTTTGCTTGAAGAAATACCCAAGAAGAAAAGGGGTAGGCCTAAAAAAGTCCTTGTTGAGTCTAACAAGAAGGGTGGTAGAAATGCCGTAGGTAGGCCCAAAGGTGACGCTGCTATCATTAACGAGTACAAAGCTCGTATGTTAGCTTCCCCTAAGTCACAGAAAGTGTTGGACAGTATCATGAATGCTGCTTTGGACGATGACCATAAGCATCAAGCAGCAGCATGGAAGTTAATGATGGACAGGATGTTACCCGTAAGCTACTTTGAAAAGGATAAGCTTAATGGAGGTAGGTCTTCCATATCCATCAACATAACGGGATTAGGTTCCGAGACAACTATTACTGATAATCCTGAAGTTATGGAAGGGGAATACACAGAATATGAGTAAAGAGTTTAAATATTTTACTTATGAAGAGTTTGACTGTCAAGAGACAGGTAAGAATGAAATGTCCATTGCTTTTATTCATCGTTTGGATGAACTAAGAGAAAAGTGTGGTTTCCCCTTTACTATCACCAGTGGCTATAGAGACAGGACTCATAGTGTGGAAGCTAAGAAAAAGACTGTGGGTCAGCATGTCTTAGGTGTGGCTGCTGATATAGCTGTAAAGGACGGTAATCAAAAGCATGTACTTATTAAACATGCTATGGAAATGGGCTTTAAGGGCGTAGGGGTTGCTAAAACATTTATTCATGTTGATGACAGAAGGGGTGTCCCTGTGGTTTGGTCTTATTAGTGTCTGAGCTAAATATTAACTTACTGCCGTGGCAACAGCAAGTCTGGGAAGACCCAACACGCTTTAAGATTGTAGCTGCGGGTAGACGTACAGGTAAGTCCAGACTTGCAGCATGGTTATTGATTGTTAATGCTTTACAGACTGACAGAGGTACTGTCTTTTATGTTGCCCCTACGCAGGGTCAGGCCAGAGACATTATGTGGGAAACCCTAATGAGCTTAGGGCAGCCCGTCATAGCGTCCAGTCACATTAACAATTTACAAATAAAATTAGTAAACGGTGCTATGATCTCCCTGAAGGGTGGGGACAGACCTGAAACTATGCGTGGTGTGTCTTTAAGGTACTTAGTCTTGGACGAGTACGCAGACATTAAGCCTGACGTATGGGAACAGATCCTAAGACCAGCCTTAGCTGACCAAAAGGGCCATGCGCTGTTCATTGGAACCCCTATGGGGCGTAACCACTTCTATGACTTGTATCAGTACGCAGAACTAAGTGACGATGAAACGTACAAAGCATGGCACTTTACCAGCTATGACAATCCTCTGCTGGAGAAGGAAGAGATAGACACAGCTAAAAAGTCTATGTCCAGCTATGCCTTTAGGCAGGAGTTTATGGCTTCCTTTGAAGCCAAAGGCTCAGAGATGTTCAAAGAGGACTGGGTTACTTTTGCAGACAAAAAACCAGAACACTACGATTGTTACATCTCAGTGGATTTGGCGGGGTTTCAGGACGTATCTAAGAAAAAGTCTAAAAACACTCGTCTTGATAATACAGCCATTGCGGTAGTCTTTGTGAATGAAGACGGTTGGTACGTAGAGAACATTATCTACGGTAGATGGACTTTGGACGATACAGCACAGAAGATCTTCCAAGCCGTCAGGGACTACAAGCCAATCTCAGTGGGTATTGAGAGGGGTATAGCAAAGCAAGCGGTTATGTCTCCCCTAACGGACATGATGAAGCGTAACGGCTTCTTCTTTAGGGTTGAGGAACTAACCCATGGCAACCAGAAAAAGACTGACCGTATCATGTGGGCCTTACAGGGTCGCTTTGAGAATAATATTATACAGTTAAGCAAGGGAGAATGGAATAGTCGCTTCTTGGACGAACTCTTTCAGTTCCCCGACCCGCTAACTCACGATGACTTAGTGGACGCCTTAGCTTACGTGGATCAATTAGCCAAAGTTGCTTACGCAGGTGACTTTGAGCAGTACGATGATTTTGAAACCTTAGACTCCGTAGCAGGATATTAAATATATGGAAGATTACAACGAAGAACACAAGCCGTTGATGATTGATGAGGCTTTGGAGGATTGGGTCATTACTAAATGTGACTCATGGCGGGATCACTTTGAAGCCAACTATGCACAGAAGTTTGATGAATACTATCGCCTTTGGCGTGGCATCTGGGCGCAGGAAGACGTAACCAGAGAGTCAGAACGCTCCCGTATCATTAGCCCAGCCCTACAACAAGCCGTGGAGAGTTCCGTTGCGGAAATTGAAGAAGCAACCTTTGGAAGAGGAAAGTTCTTTGACATCACTGACGATGCTAATGATCCTGACAAAGCTGACATTGTTTATCTCCGCAATAATCTTCATAAGGATTTTGAGAAGACTAAGGTTAGAAAAGCTGTTGCGGAGTGTCTTATTAATTCCGCTGTATTTGGTACAGGGATTGCGGAAGTTGTTCTTTCCGATGAAAAAGAAATGATGCCAGCCACCCAGCCCATTATGGGAGGGGATTTAACCGCTGTGGGTGTTAACATTGTTGACAGGACTGTCTGTCGCCTACGCCCCGTAATGCCTCAGAACTTCCTTATTGACCCCGTAGCCACCTCCGTGGAGGACGCTTTAGGCGTTGCTGTGGATGAGTTTGTCTCCGCACACACCGTTGAGCAACTACAGGAAGCTGGGGTTTACAAGAAGTGTCACGTAGGTTCAGCAGCCCCAGACTTTGACATTGAGCCAGATCAAGACCTAACCACCTACGCAGACGACAAAGTACGTCTTACTAAGTACTACGGGTTAGTACCTGCTTACTTGTTGGCTGACGCTCAGGCTCAGTTAGCTAAGAGTAATGAGGATGACGACGATGACGTTGCTGAAGAAATCGTTGAGATGGACGGTGAGTTAGAGCTTGATTCAGAAGAGTACTACGTAGAAGCCATCGTGGTTATTGCCAATGGTGGTATTCTTCTCAAAGCGGAAGAAAACCCCTACATGATGCAGGACAGACCCATTGTGGCATTCCCATGGGACGTTGTACCGTCTCGCTTCTGGGGTCGTGGAGTCTGTGAGAAGGGCTACAACAGCCAGAAGGCGCTGGACGCAGAGATTAGAGCACGTATTGACGCTCTGGCCCTTACAGTCCATCCTATGATGGCTATGGACGCTACACGTATCCCCAGAGGATCTAAGCCTGAGGTACGTGCGGGTAAACTTATCCTTACCAACGGTAATCCAGACGAGATCCTAAAGCCCTTTAACTTTGGGCAGGTCAGTCAGATTACCTTTGCACAGGCTGACGCATTACAGAAAATGGTACAAACCGCTACAGGAGCCATAGACTCTGCGGGTATTTCAGGGAGTATTAACGGTGAAGCAACGGCTGCTGGTATTAGTATGTCTCTCGGTGCTATTATTAAGCGCCATAAGCGTACACTGATTAACTTCCAAGAGTCCTTCCTAATCCCCTTTGTAACCAAAGCTGCACACCGATACATGCAGTTTGACCCAGAGCACTATCCTGTCTCTGACTATAAGTTTAATGCTACGTCCACTTTGGGCATCATGGCGCGTGAGTACGAAGTAACACAGCTTGTACAGTTACTGCAAACCATGAAGGCAGACTCTCCGTTGTATACGTCTTTGATTAGTGCGATCATTGATAATATGAACCTGTCCAACCGTGAAGAGCTGATGCAACGCCTAGAGCAAGCAGGACAGCCCACTCCAGAGCAGCAGCAGGCCCAACAAGCCACGCAGCAGGCTCAGATGGAGTTCCAGCAGTCTCAGACAGCGGCCCTCTCAGGGCAAGCTCAGGAGTCTCAGGCAAGGGCGCAGAAGATTGCTATGGAAACACAGCTTATGCCTCAGGAGCTTGAGATTGATCGCATGAAGGCCGTGACGACTAACTTGAAGTCTGGCACTGAGGACGACAAAGAGTTTGAACGTAGACTTAAAGTAGCTGATATGCTGTTAAAAGAGAAGTCTATGAAAAAAGCTGCACCTAACAACACTATCCCAATGCAACCGAGAGGGCCAAATGGTCAGTAACAGAGAACTAGAAGAAATCGTAGCACAAGTTAATCGTAACTTTGCTTTACTTTTTGAAAGACTGGAGGTTTTAGAAAGTGCCGAAGAAGAAAGACTCAAAGCTGGAAAGGGCGGGAGTAAGCGGTTACAACAAGCCAAAGAGAACGCCTAACCATCCAACTAAGTCCCACGTAGTCGTTGCCAAAGAAGGTGACACAACAAAGACAATTAGGTTTGGACAGCAAGGTGTGAGTGGTGCGGGTAAAGCCCCTACAACTGAGAAAGAGAAAGCCAGACGCAAATCATTTAAAGCTCGTCATGCTAAGAATATTGCAAAAGGTAAGATGTCAGCAGCCTACTGGGCCAATAAGGAGAAATGGTAGTGGCAGGTCTTTACGACAACATCCACGCTAAACGTAAGCGTATTGCTGCGGGTAGTAATGAGAAGATGAGAAAGAAGGGCGCTAAAGGCGCTCCTACCTCTAAGAACTTTAAACAAGCAGCTAAGACAGCTAAAAAGGGGAAGAAATAATGCCAATGGTCAAAGGGAAGAAGTATCCCTACACAAAGGAAGGAAAAGCTGCCGCTAAGAAAGCAGCAGGTAAAGCTAAACCTAAGAAGAAACCTATGAAAAAAGGTTACTAAAATAATACTTGACTTTTTGTCTAAAATATGGTATAATATACCTGTACATTAAGTACACAACTTTAATCTGTCCTTTAAAGGAGAAACAGTGAACGATCAAGAATTTGAAGACTATACCAGAAGTATGCAAGAAA